ATGTTAACTTGTCTACTCCATTCACAGTAGAGATAATACGAGGATACTTAGCATCCTGGTAACACTCTTTCTTAACAAAACTGCGAATGACACGTTTCCATATTTTCACAATAACACAGGCTTCATCCAAGATCCGACGTTGCGACGGCCTATCCTGCCGCGCATAGACTTCATCAACTTCAACAGGGTGCAAAGTACCAGCCATATCATCAGGTATGAGCAATTCAACAAACTCACGCATACATTTCTGAATAAATGGTGTTGGTTTTACTTTTGTTGCCACGTCCAGAACACGATATTTAATAGCAGCCATATCATTGTTCTTACATTGCGACGGGCTAAAAGCGCCATGGACAATAGGTGTCATGAATGGTTTCATGGACGGTTTAGCGTCCTCTTCATATTTACCATAATCAGGTCCACCTTTCTTGGCCTCAGGCAATATTTGATAACTTCGCACTCCATGTGATACAGGAAACACAAAATCAGGCTTATCCTGGTACAAGGAACGACAATACTTTGTAAGTATAGCAGCTTTGATGCGGTCGTCTCCAGTGAACGTCACCAATTGAGGTATAGCGACGTCTACCTTAGACAACTCAGTGACAGCTTTAGCAGCGTCATCTTCCCTAACATCAATAGTAACGTCAGTATGTCCATCAACCTCACCCGTCGACATTTTCAAGTTGTTTTCACCCTGAATAGCCAACCGGAGAAATTCCCCTTGGACAACATTCAACCGACGCAACATGCCACACTCTTCAGGCATCATCCACATTAAAATGCGTGTGCCAATAAAGTTCCATGAACCAGCTGGTACAAAATACACAATGTATCGATTTGGAGCAATCTTACGCTTCTCAATAAGATACATGCGACTTTTGAAACCATCAGTAGCAAGTATATGGTCCTTACCATAATTCCATAAACGATGTTTGTATGTTGACCCACCCCCAACAGCCATTACGAGCTCTTGTGCATGGTTAAACGTAAACGAATAGCCATCTTCAACGCCGCATACTCTATCAGGAATGAATGTATAAACCATGATGGGACAATTCCACTCACACAAATAATGGTTCATGTCCATATACCAATCACAGTCAACAACACACATAACATCGTCAGGACCAACAACTAACTCTTCAGGTTGTATAACCAGATCCTTAGCCCAATAATAGTCTCGACTTCCGTTGTACTCACTTCTAACGTCAGAAGCAGACTTTTGGTACGAATAAAACCG